CAGGCCGTCGAAGAGCAGGGGCTTCCCGAGCTCTCGAAGCGCTCGGGCGTCCCGTACACCACGCTGCGGGACTGGCAAAAGGCGGGATGGCGGCCGCGCGCCGTCGAGGTTCTAGAAAAGTTGGCGGCGGCGTCTGAGCCCGCCAACGACGTCTCCACACATGTGAAGGCCGCCTGACCCATGGCGACCTTCTCCCTGACACAGCATCGCCCGCCCCCGACCTCGGTGCTGTGTGCCCCGACCGGCTTCCCCTCCCCTTGGCCAGCCGGGGCGACCCTTTCGCGAGGTGACGCATGAGACGCGTCAGCTGGACCGCCGAAATGGACGACCTGCTGGTCTCCCTGACGGACCAAAATGTCGGGAGCCGCATCATCGCCGCTGAACTGGGAGTGGACCGAGGCACCGTGAAGCGCCGCCGAAAATTGCTCGGGATCGGCGGCGGCAAGGCGGGTCGCCCTCGACTGTACGACGACGCCAAGGTCCTGAGGCTCGCCGCGATCATCGACGCCTCGGCCATGGCCGAACGCCTCGGAGTGAGCCGTTGCGGTGCCTACGGCGCCATCCGCCGCGCTCGTCTTCGTCAGAAGGCTCACGTCGAAACCCCAGAAGATCGGATCGCCGCATGAAGATGCTCGCCCACGACGCCCTGACGCAGGCCCTGCGGGTCTACGACATCATCGAGCGCGCACGGCTCCACATCGGTACCGGCCACGAGGCGCAGCTTCGGGCGGCGGTCACTGAGGCCGCAGCCATCGTCGTCGCTGAGAAGGCGATCCTCCGTGGCGTCCTCGCCGCCCAAGGTCAGGCCGCACAGGCGCTTCACCTCTCGCAGCGCCCAGCCGTCGGCGTCGGGGTCCAGCCCCATGAACATCTGAACGCCGCGAACGACCACCTGACCACTCCTGAAACAGCCGTTTCTCCAATCGCCTGACCAGCCTCGCCGGTCATCTGGAAACCTGCCGAGATCATCCAGTGAACAAGCTCAGCCATAGGGAACACGCCCGCCTCGCTCGCGAGCTGATCGACGCCTGCGGAGGCCTTGAGGAAGCGGCGAACGCCTGCCGGGTCCGGAAGTCGGCCCTGTCCGGCTACCAGAACCCCGAAGACCCCTCGACCATGCCCGCCGACGTCATGGACGCTCTCGAGGAATACGCCGGTCAGGGTCCGACCTACTCCGGCGCCATCGCCGAGCGCCGCATGTTCCCGGTGAAGGTGACGGGCTGCCTCAAGGAGCTGGCCTTCGACCTCGCTCAGGAGAGCATGGATGTCGTGACCGCCGTTCGTGAGGCGATGGCCGACGGCTCCCTGTCCCCGAACGACCTCGACCGGATCGCCTCTGCTGAACGCGAGGCTGAGGAAGCGCTGGAGCGTGTCCGCGCCGTCCGTCGAGCCGCTGAGAACCAAGATCGGAGTGCTGCCTGATGTGCGAGTTCAAACCGGGCGACGAGGTGGTGTGCGTGGATGACGATCCGTTGTCACATAGTATGGCAGCGCGCCCCGGAACTTATTGGAGCCCGCCTCAGCAGGGGAGAATCTACGTCGTCAGCGACGTATATTTCAACGACCGGTGGCAGGAGGTCGCGGTTCGACTTGAGCGGCAACCAAATCCGGACAGCACTGGTCACGACCACGGTTACATCGCGCGTCGCTTCCGCAAGGTCCAGCGCCGCGACCTCCAATCCTGGCTGAAGACCTCAGTCCCGAACACCGACCACCTCGACAAGCCCCTCCCGGTTAAGAAGCGGGAGAGAGCGGAATGACCGAGACCCGCGAAATCCACGAGATCAGCACCATTGAAGACATGGCGCTCCTGTTCGCCCGGCTGCCTGCGGATCGTGGCGAGCTGATGCTGAAGGAGATGGTGGACGCGGTGCGGATGATCGCGCCCATTGCGTCCGGCGTCGCCGAGCTGGGCGGCCACCTCGACTTCATGCCAGTGCGCTGGGTGAACGACACCAAGGGCACGGCCAAAGTCTCTATTTCGACCACAGACGGCGTGGAGGTGGTGTCGGTCTCCGGCCAACTGCCCGGCGCGGGCGGCCCCGCATGACCCGCCTCCACTGTCCGAAGTGCGGGTCGTTCACCTCCCCTATGCCGGAGCAGCGCGCCCTGTTCCAGACGCGCGGCGGCCTTCCCCTGCCCGCCAACGACAACGGCTTCCACAGCTTCCACGCCGCCTCGATGGCCAGAGAGGCCGAGGCCCGCCGCAAGGGCATCTGCCGCACCGTCGGAGCAGAGCGCCGAGCCCGCCGAGATTTCACCAATGCCGCATTGCGCGGCGCTATCCAGCAAGGAGCCGCCTGATGGCCGGCAATGCCAGCCGAGACACACGCGGTTCCTACTGCGGCCGCGCCGTCCACTCCGTGTCAGCCCTGACCGCCGAGGACTGGCGTAAGATCGAGGCCCACCGCCGCCGTGAGCGCCCGACGCCGTGGCAGGCGCTGGCCGACATCTTCCGCGTCTCGCAGTCGGACCTGAAGTCCCACTTCGACGCCTGCCTTCTGAACGTCGCCAACGACCACTCCGCCCCGGTCCCGCCGGCGGAGGTGCCCGAGGAGGAAATCCCCGGCACATGGAATGAGCGCCGCACCCGCCTCCTGACGACCATGTGGAGTGACCTGCACCTGACCGCCCGGGAGATCGCTCAGGCCCTGAACGTCAGCGAGCGCGCCGTCAGCAGCAAGGTCATTCGGCTGGGCCTGCAGCGAAAGCCGGTCGCCGCATGAACCGCGCCGAAGACATCGCCATCGAACGTCTGGACCGGAAGCGCGAGGCTCCGGCCGCCAAGGCCGCTCGCTCGGCCCGAGCCATGTTCCTCCGCATGTCCGCCCGCAAGGCCATCACCGCCCTTCTGGCCGACGCTGGAAACGACCATGAGCGCGGCGTGATCCTGGGCGACTTGATCGACATCGCCGCCGAGCATCGCTGGCCCATCATTGGACGGGTCGAGACCGCCACGGGGCTGAACAGCGTCGCCGCCGACGTGTGCGCCAACCTCCGCTTGCCGAGGGCGATCAGCCGGGCGCGGGCTGAGCAGCTATTCACGCGGGCCGCCAATGATGGAGGCCAAGCCGATGACTGACGCCTATCGCGATTTCATCGTCGCCAAGTCCCCGCCGGCGCAGGAGACGGGTTTCGACATCGACCCCACCCGGGTCAATCCGGCCATGAAACGGCACGCGGCCGCGATCACCCGCTGGGGCGTGCGCGGCGGTCGGCGCGCATACTTTACGGCCTTTGGCCTCGGCAAGACGACGATCCAGCTCGAAACCGGCCGGCTGATGCTGGAAGAGGCGCACCGCGCCCACGGCATGGATCAGCGCGGCCTGATCGTGCTTCCGCTCGGCGTCCGTCAGGAGTTCAAGCGTGACGCTGTGAAGGTCCTCGGCTGGGATGCCGAGCCGCAGTTCATCCGTTCGACGGCTGAAGCCGGCGCCGGGATCAGCCTGACCAACTATGAGAGCGTGCGGGACGGCAAGGTCGACCCGGCCGCCTTCACCTGGGCGTCGTTGGACGAAGCATCATGCCTCAGGTCGTTCGGCTCCAAGACCTTCCAGACGTTTCTGCCCCTGTTCGACGCCGTGCCCTATCGCCACGTCGCCACAGCCACGCCTTCGCCCAATCGTTTCAAGGAACTGATCCACTATGCTGGCTTCCTCGGAATCATGGACACCGGGCAGGCCCTGACGCGCTTCTTCCAACGGAACAGCGAGAAGGCGGGCGATCTGACGCTGTACCCCCACAAGGAGCGTGAGTTCTGGCTGTGGGTGAACAGCTGGGCGATCTTCCTGCAAAAGCCCTCCGACCTCGGCTTCAGCGACGAAGGCTATGAGCTGCCCGAGATCAGCGTCCGCTGGCACGAGGTTCAAACCGACCTGACCGCCACTGAGGCGGATCGGGACGGCCAGATCGCCCTGTTCAAGAATGCCGCGCTGGGCTTGGCTCAAGCTGCCAAGGAACGGCGGGACACCCTGCCCGCGCGTATCGCCAAGGTGGCGGAAATCCGTTCGGCCAGCCCGGACGATCATTTCATCCTGTGGCATGACCTTGAGGACGAACGGCGCGCCTTGGAAGCGGCCGTGCCGGGCGCCGTCTCAATCTACGGAACGCAAGACCTCGACGCACGCGAGCAGGCGATCATCGACTTCTCCGACGGCAAGATCCGTGACCTTGCGGCCAAGCCGGTGATCGCCGGATCCGGCTGCAACTTTCAGCGCCATTGCCACCGCGCGGTCTTCGCCGGCGTGGGCTTCAAGTTCAACGACTTCATCCAAGCCATCCACCGCATCCAGCGCTTCGGCCAGACGCACCCTGTCGAGATCGACATCGTCTACGCCGAAACCGAGCGCGAGGTCCGCCGCGACCTGGAAACGAAGTGGGCCCGCGACAAGGAGCTTCGCCAGATCATGTCCGACATCATCCGCAAGTACGGGCTGAACCATCGTGAGATGGGGGCCGAGTTCGCACGCGCCACGGGCGTTGAGCGCGTGGAAGCGTCGGGAGATGGCTGGATCGTTGCGAACAACGACTGCGTCGAGGAGACCCGCTCAATGGTGGAGAGCTCCGTCGACCTAATCGTCACCTCGATCCCCTTCTCCAATCACTACGAATACAGCCCAAACTACGCCGACTTCGGCCACACCGATGACAACGGCCACTTCTGGGAGCAGATGGACTTCCTGACGCCGGAACTGTTCCGCGTGCTGGCGCCCGGTCGCATCGCCGCGATCCACGTCAAGGACCGGATCCTGTTCGGCAGCGTGACCGGTTATGGCCGTCCGTCGGTCTCGCCCTTCCACGCCGAGACCATCGCCCACTACCAGAAGCATGGCTTCGTCTTCGCCGGCATGATCACCGTCGTCACCGACGTCGTGCGGGAGAACAACCAGACCTACCGCCTCGGCTATACCGAGATGTGCAAGGACGGCTCCAAAATGGGTGTGGGCTCGCCCGAGTACGTCTGCCTGTTCTTCAAGCCGCAGACGGACCTGTCCAAGGGTTACGCTGACGAGAGGATCGCCCGCGCCAAGGCGGAATACAGCCTCGCCCGTTGGCAGGTCGATGCGCATGCCTTCTGGCGCTCCTCCGGGGATCGGCATCTGTCGCCTGACGAGATGGCGAAGCTGTCGCCGGACAAGCTGGTCCGCGCTTTCACGGCGGCCAGCCTGGCGGGTGTCTATGACTACGAGGCCCACGTCCGCATCGGTGAGGCGCTGGAACTCCGCGGCGCCCTGCCGTCGACCTTCATGGCACTCGCGCCCGGTTCGAACGATCCGGACGTCTGGCACGACGTCACCCGCATGCTCACCCTGAATGGCGAGCAGTCCAAACGGGGTCTAGAAAACCAC